GAATCGGATACCCCATCGCCCGGGCCACGTAGTAGACGTCCACCATCTGAATAGCCTCCAAGGTTAAACCCGCCATCAGCCATACCGCCGTGAGCCATACCCATTAAACCGCCTGTAGCATATTGGGGATTTAACATACGCTGAAATTCATTTTCACTGCTAGCAACTAAGCTACCATTAGAGTCATAATATTTTCCATTGGCTATGTAGAAACCAGGGTATGCGGTTAATTGTGTTCCCGTAGTTCCATCGGGCAAGTTCATTGTTTTACCCGTAGTTCCAGAAGTACTTGCCGTTGTACCCACACCAGAAGTTGAACTTGTTTCTTTATAGTTGGGGTTAAGCATAGGCTTACCCGTATTTGGATCAAAAATAATTCTTTGTTGTGAAGTACCTGTTGCCGCTGCTGGGTAATATGGTTTTGCAACCATGCCATCTGGTGTTACAGGCATCGTAGGAACTGCAGAAGTTTTACCTGTTAGGTAGTCATAAGCCTGTTTAGTTCCACCAGATAGTTGGTTGTATTTGGCATTAAACTCATCCATTGAAGACACAGTCGGCGAAAGGTAACCTGTGCTACCACCACCTTTTGTGTACGCATTGATAACATCGTTCATGCCTGTAAACCCACCTGCAGGTCTACCGGGAATGTTTGGGTTCTGACTAATTGTCCCGTTAGGATTAACGAATGCGTTGTTACCGCCGACGCCGATAGGCAATGCAGATGCTGGCGCAATAGCAATAGACGTGGGTGTAGTTACATTAGTTGTTGTATGACTTGTTGGGTTAACTAACGTAGTCGGCGTGGGTGTAGGGGTAGGAGTAGGGGTAGGTGTAACTGTCGGCGTCACTGCTTTGGGTACAGTTGAATATTTACCATTTGGGTTAACTTGGTTATAAAGCGCCTGTATCTGATCCGCAGACATATTGACAGCTTTACCCATCGTGGCAGGGTCTACATTAAACGCATCCATTTCCTTGGCAATTTGCGTATCGGCGGGTATATTAGTAGCTGAATTAGGGCCACCAACTGTATTTTGCGCAGTTACAACCGCGTTTCTAATGTCCGTAAGAGCACCCGTTGTAGGGTTTGCACCCAAACCTTTATCAAAGGTAGAAACGTCAGCCGCTGCTGGGCTTAATAAATTACTAACAGCATATGGGTTATTTGTAGATTTTAGATATGCGGCATACGCCGCAGGATCCATGTGTGCTTGGGATAGCGCTGCGTTGACCGCATTGGGATTTGACAAATCAATACCACTTGTTTGGATGTAATTGGTGACTTGGTCAGGTGTGTAAGATGTGTAATTAGGTAAAGCAGCTTGGGCCGCCGTTGCTGCTGGGCTTCCGTTAACATATAGACCTGGAGTTGCAGTAGCACCATCAGCATTATTAATTGCCATTTGGCCTGCTTGAGCAGGTGTAGACGCACCCATAGACTTATCAAGAGCCGCTAATCCAGCAGGCACATAACCCGCAGCAGCTACCGCAGCAGGGTCGGCATGGAATTGTTCTGTAGCCGCAGCTACATTGGCATTGGGGTTAGCCGCAAAATAATCTTGAATCTGTTGAGGTGTATACGATGTGTATCCACCGTCGTCAAAATGCTTAACCTCACCACCTTTAGCAAGTCCAAAAATAGATGGATCAGCTTTATTAATTTGATCTTGGCGTGTACCTGTATACTGGTTGGCAGGAACTTTGCTTATGTCATACACTTGATGTGTATAAGGGTTGACCATCTTGGTTTGAATATACGCAGTGGGGCTGGTACCGGGCATCGACACAGTCGGCTGAGACATTGTAGCCATAGGAGCAAGGGCAGCCAAGCCCATTTTTGCTGCGCTCATCCCGCCACCCATTGATTTAATTGCAGCGGAAGGATTATCGTATGCTGATTCAACACCGGTACCTAAAGTACTAAGTCCAGTTGGAACCGTGCCCGTATACCCGGGAACTGAGGCGGCAGCGTCAGCCGTTAAATTTGCGCCCTCAACACCAAAACCTGCATTTTGTGCAGCTAGCATAGCAGCTTGAGAACCCGCCCCAGAAGCAGCACCTTCACCTAGAGTGCTAGCGGTAAGCTCAGGACTTGCAGCACCTAAATTCATTAACCCACTAGTAATACCTGCACCACCATAAGCACCTAAACCTGCCATTAGACCTTTTTCAAGATTACCTGTTTTAGCAGCCCCAAGAAGACCAACTCCACCACCAATAACTGCGGCATTGCTCAAACCCGCCATACCAATATCTGCGCCTAAAGACATACCGCCTGTCATGTAAGCCAACCCTGCGCCTACAATTGTAGGAAGCAATTTATCTAATAGGCCAGCTTCGGGTAAACCCGTATGTGGGTTGGTTGGTAACTGAGGTATGCCATGTTGTTGGGCTAATTTTTGAAGCGAACCCACCTCCTGCGCGCTCATGTGCACAAGCATTTTGTCGTTACCACGACCTTGCTGAGCTAAGTGTTGTGCTATGTTTTGGAGACTCATATTTGCCTCATAAATAAGTTAGAGTTTATCATATCAGCCTACTTTCCAGTTAGTACCGTTAGAGTAGACAGGCACAGTTGTTGTGCCCCCGCCAGCGACAGTAGAACCAAAAGTGGTTACTGAGGAATCCGATACAAATGTTCTTGTTCCTGCATTCGATGAAGACGCAGTCGGCAAAGTTGCAACTGTATAAATTGTTGTATTTGTAATATACGCGCTTGTTAGTACGGTCAAAACAGAGTTTAATTGATTAAAAAATAAACGTAAAGTATTAGTAAGCTTTTCTTGATAGTTAACATCATATTCTATCGGCGCTAACGGCAGATTAGGAGCTGCGGGATTAATTGGTTTCGTTGCCATTATCTACGCCCATCCGGTCTAATTTCAAAACGCGGTGCGCCGAGCTGCCAAGTTGTGCCGACTTGGTTAGATTCCATCTTGAATATAAACTGACGACCCCTGATGCGGGTATACACATACCCAGTAAAAGTCTCAGGGTTACCATTGATGTCGACGCTATATACAGGATTAGGACTTGTTTGATTGGTAGAGATGCCTGACCCTGAGTTTATTAGCGATTGAATGGTCATCGTTGTAGTCGGCGATGTTGCAGTTGAATTTTCAAACGTTAAGTCAGGCAGTACCTTAGAAATAAATGCAAAATGATCCCCGTCCCCAATATCAAATTCAGAAGAAGATATATAAGCGTCAATAGCTGTGGCAGTTCCCGTTTCATTATTGTCAAGACCACTTTCTTGGTTACACAAATAGCCGTTGTAGGTTGCACCAATTGGATTAGATTGAAGCGTAGTATCCAGCCAAGCAGTCCTGCCTATAGAGCCGTAATACCATGTTTTTTCAATGTAGTTATAAACAACATAGCTATTAACTTGTTCGCTAGTACCTGATACGTAGAACCACCAGACTTCATTAAAGCCTTCTACCGTACTACAGTAGACTTGTTGGTTTTGTTGCTGGTTAATGTTTTGAAATATGTATCGACGTAGATCACAATTAAGCGTCTGTACCCGACCATCGTACATATAGAACTTATCCACACCCATCCAGTACACAACACCGGAAGCAAGCGTAGCCGAATTGGGGCCAATAATAGATGTGTTTTCACTGAGCAACTGCACGCCCCAAACATACGGAGGGCCAAGATACTGCAGTGAATAAACTGCTTGGTCTGTAAGAGTCACAATCTCTTGGCGGGTTTGGACAGTAGTAACTATCTGTGAGCCGTGGGATAAGCGCACATCGCCTGCTTGATTGGTAATATCTGGATACCATACCAACGGATTTTGCTGGTCAGACCAACGAATAAGCAGGGGATCTAAATAAGTTTGGCCAATTGGGTTAGTGCCAAAAACAAGCACGAAGTTCGACGCGTCTGAAATCTGAAGTACATTCTGGTACAACGGCACGTCCATGAGGAGCGCTATAGACTGCACGCCCGACTGTGAACCGCTGGTATTAATGGGGGAACCATTTATTGTCGTAGCTAGATTAAACGACGTGCCTGATAAATTGACAACGTAATATGTGGTACTAGTTGATAAGCCAGTCGGCAGAGCCCCAGTCGTGCCTAGCTGAATAGAACTGTTGTTGGTTAAAGTGACTAAGGATGTCACAACTGCTGGAGATGCTATCGTAATAGTAACCGTGCCACCTGTGGTGTTAAGCGCCACACCCCTAGTACTAACTCCGCTTGAAGCTGTCCAATAATAAATCCCACCACCACGGGGGCCAAAAATCAAGTTTTCGCCAAAATTAAAAGCATTCCATATCTGCAGATTATTCTTAACGGTTTGGCCTGTACCCCAAGGCCCAAGACCCCAAGCACCCGCACCCCAACCATTGAACGGCGTTTGTGTAGCAGGGCCAGTATTGACTTGGAATGCAGCTACGACAGAGCTACCACCGCCAGTTGTTGTGGACGTTGCGTTTGATCCCGCATTGATAGTAAAAGTGTTATTTGTTGGTGTGGAAACAATTTGATATTGGCCATTGATCATCAAGCCGTCAACTGCCGTAGCACCACTAAAAGTCACAAAGTCATTGATGAAAGCGCCGTTTGCTGTGGCCGTAACCGTAACTATGGGCGAATTAAGTACCGTAGCAAAGGGGTTTGTACCCAACGTTACCGTTGATCTAATGGGGGTTATATCAAAATAGCTTGTGCCGTAAGTGAGGTAGTACTTTAAGTTTGTGCCTACGCCGACTAGGTTAAGATTAGCAAGCGTAATCCAATTCCATAAAGAACGGCAAACACCTAAAAATGTATTGACCGAATACTGCGTCCAACCACCTATTTTTTCCGGGCTACCTTGGCGAAACCGCACCCACTGGCTTTCATACCACCCGCCTTCAGTAAAGAAACGAGTGTTCTCCCGATTAATTCCCGGCTTAAAGGTGATTTTTTGTATGACGCCCATAGATTAAGCATATTTCCTTGTACCCATTTTATCAATGATAAGCGCCATCCGTCTAGGCTTATCGCCTTCTTTATTTGGGATGGATATGTGCGTCCAGCGATCAAACTCACGGATTACTTGGTCGTAGTCTAGCTGGGATGCTATGATTTTTTGAACGACCTCATTTGGAGTCATATCGGGTACACGAAAATCGCATGCGCAGCCCACCCTATGCTGGCTGGAATCTTTTGAGCCGACTGCGTCATTCAAGGCCTTTGACCGAAACGCGCTGTTAACCATGATCGGCACGTCGCCCAGCACGAACTTAACCTGCTCCAGAAATTGGGCAAGGCGGTAAAGATTATGGGTTTCATCTGCATTTGGTATGTTCTCCAAGTTTCTGTGATCTGTGTGTGTCAGCTCTTCGAGCGAAAAGTGTTTGGTTAATTGGGTCATTTCGGGTCACTTTGTAGGTGTTGAGTTGTGGATCATTGTGTCCTTGGCTTGTGAACCACTGGACGATCCAAAGTAAAACGAAAGGACTAACATCAACGCACCATCAAGCGTACCCAGCACACGGGCAATCAACTCACGCATGGACGGGTCAATAATATGGGTCAATAGAAAATACTGCACTGCCGACCATGCCACCACAATCATGATAGAAAGAATGGGCGGTATAAAGCTATTGGTGCTGATTTGCATTTGACGCGCACTTGTGCGGTCTGCTACAGCCAACTTCTCAAAGTCTAGCCCCATCTCTTGCGCTCTGGCTTTTAGGGCAATCTCAGCGGTTTGGAGTGAAGCAATCTGGTCGGCGGTCATCTTGCCAGAGTTAATCGTGTTCTGCACTTCACTAGGGTCAACCCCTATGGCTTTAGAAACTGCCTCAACCGCCATGCCAGCGAGCGGGCCAGCTAAACAGGTAGCCAATGTAGGGCAAATTGATTCAATCCAGCTCATAATATCCCCTTACTGCGTTGATAGTCTAGATGAACACCATACATGAGTACGGCGAAAACAAATAGCCATGTAACCAAGCCCGTAGCCAAAGCCACTCTAATCTTCCACTTGTCAATAAATTGTCTGCGTTTAAGCGCAACCAGCTCGCGGGCTTTTTTTCTTCACGCTCGATTTTTTCTCGCTCTTTTCGCACAATTTCGCGCATTTCTGTGAATTTTGACCAAAGACCGGGCATTCCAACCTGATATATGATCATCTCACGAAGTTCAGTTTCCATCTGCTCAATCTGTTGTTGGCGCAAAATTCTGTTCATCGCCTCTTCATTGATACTGATATTCTTGGGCAGCGGGTTCTTCTTGGCTTCTTTCTCAGCTTCCTTGAACGACTCTTGATGGGTAAAGAACGCACCAAGGTGACTGCCAATATCATTGACAATATCACCGACTTCTTTGCCATCTTTCTTGAAGTCTTGGTATAGATCAATGCACTCACGAATCCCTGCGTGAGCTGCTTTACACGCCGCAAAGATGGTGATTGGATCCATTATTTTTTCTTCAGACCTTTGAGTGTCTCAGCCAAACGCGCACGCTGCCCCTCTTTCCCGGGTTTTTTTGCAGCGGCGGCTAGCTTCTTTGCAGGAATCGTCTTACCAGCAGGTACACCCAATTCTTTTTTTAAAGCACCGGGTTTTTTAATTGCGTTTTGAATCCAATTTTTAGCCATGATTAAACTCCAAAGAACTTGTGGAAGAACTGCGCCGCTACACCGGGGCCAAACATGACCATTGCCATCACAGCATAGATCAAGAATTCAATCTTGGTCATGCGCCTCTCCCCTTCTTTTAAGGATTGGGCAATCTGCTGATAGCGTTGGTCACATACGGCAACGTGAACGGCTAGGTCTTTTTCGGTGTCGCTCATGTCACCAAGTTCCATGCCTTGGTCTCCTCATCCCACACATAACGCTTGGGTGCGTCTGGTGTTCCGACATCAGTTGGGTATGGCACTGGTGAATCCCATAGACAAGTTGACTCATTCAAGACCCAAGATGCAAATGGCTTGGGAGGAATAAAAGCATCTCTGTTAGCGTCATAGGTGTATCCAAGGCCAGCGTAATTCTTGCGAAATGGAGTTCCACCCAATGTGTGAACACCTCCAATTGTGTTGTAACTGGTTTGTTTCCAATTTCCACCAATGAGTCTTTGACAAAATGCAATGCCAATGGATTCCATATGATTACCTTGTGCGTCTGCCGTGTCAGCGTCTGCCACCACAATCACTTGAGTGACTATGTTATTTGAATCAATTTGTGCAAAATGAGCGATGATATATTCTCCTTAAAAATGACAGGCGTAAGGCCCGTGATATAAATTTCTAGCTTCAATAGCAACTAAATCAGCCAATTCCAAATCATCAAAAAAACCAAAGTTTTTACGTTTTGCATTTACTGAAAAAGAAACAGACCATTTTTTCATTGAACTATGCCAAAAAACATTTTTACAACCAGATTTATTGGTTTTATGTAATTTTCTATTTATGCAATTTTGTTGTTGCGTAGCTTCACGCAAATTTTCAATTTTGTTGTTTGTTCTGTCATTGTCAATATGGTCAATTATTTTTGGTAAATAACCATAATGAAACAAAAAAATTAAACGATGAATTACATAAACTTTATTTTTAATTACAGCTCTATGATATCTGTGCGCTTTATTTATTGGAGTTTCTGTTTTTATATTTCCAGTTTTTTTAACAATTAAATGTCCATCTTTGTAATCAAAGTGTTCTTTTAAATAATTTTGGGTTATTTCCATTATTTTCCCCCTAATTCTTTGATCTGTTCGTCTGTCCAAATGGTGTTGATAGAGTCTTCAAAAGCCCTTATCTTTTCCATTGTTGCATCCAATTCTTCCCATGTCGGGCATGGTCTTGGGTCTTCCCATTGGGTGATGTTGCGGTTGCTGATCTGCCACTTAGCACCTGGTCTAAGCAATTGAAACGCAGTCTCTATGCCGTAAAGTTGATAGATTTTTACCATGACAATATCACAATCCCTGAACCACCAGCAGCACTAAATGCAGAGCCAGATGAGTTTCCACCGCCACCACCACCACCACCAGTGTTTGCTGTTCCCGCACTTAAACCATTAGATGGGTCACCTTGACCACCTGAACCGCCACCACCTGTCCCGCCGTTGTTATATGGGCCACCTGAGTAACCACCACCGCCACCGCCACCAGCATAATAAACAGTCGATCCGCTATATGAAGATGATAAACCAGCTCCACCCGATCCAGGGCTACCAGCACTTGCAGCATTACCACCAACAGCATTTGCACCGCCCCCACCACCGCCAGCACCACCAGTGTTACCTGTGCCGCCATTGTTTCCACCAGTCGTGCCAGAACCACCAGCAGTAAAGCCTGATCTATAACCACCACCACCGCCAGAACCGCCATTATCTCCTGTACAAGTGCTATTGGTATTTGTGCTTGTTCCGCCACCACCTCCACCTGTAGCAGTTATGCCGTTAAATATTGAATTACCGCCAGCACCACCTTTTACAGTTCCATTTGTAACAACAGCCGTTCCTCCAGCACCTACTGTGACAGCATAAGAAGTTCCAGCAGTAACAGACAATCCTGTGCCCGTTAAAAAAGCACCAGCTCCGCCACCACCTCCTCCAGCTCCACCTCCAGCACCACCAGCAACTACCAAGTAGTTAACAGAAGTAACGCCAACAGGTGCAGTCCATGAACCTGAAGTATTGAAAATCGTTGTTCTTGTTGTGGTTGGAACTAAATAAGAAATAATGACAATACCAGAACCGCCACCACCAGATGCCTTACCCTCGCCACCACCACCGCCACCACCACCAGTGTTTGCAGTTCCAGCGGTTGCGCCAGATGCTCCATAGTGACCATTACCTCCACCACCAGTTCCGCCAATACCACCTTGACTTCCAGCAGAATTGTGGTTTGAACCTCCGCCACCACCGGCATAATAAACGCTTGAGCCACTTAGGCTTGATGCTAAACCAACGCCTCCATTACCACCTAGAGCGGTTGAAGATGAACCACCAACAGCACCAGCGCCACCCCCACCAGAACCGGCAATACCATTGTTGTTACCTCCAGCATTTCCTTGACCTGATGTACCAGAACCACCACTTGAAAAAGTTTGTCCGCCGCCACCGCCAGAACCGCCAGAAACACCGTTGAGGCTGTTGTAAGCACCACCACCTCCACCGCCAACTGCGCCAGTTGATCCATTTACTAAAGTGCCAAATAATGAATTTGTTCCATTATTACCTACAAGACTGCTGCCGGAAGTAATTCCAGCACCACCAGCTCCTACAGTAATGGTATATGTTGTACCTGGTGTAACTGATAAACCTGAACCAGCTAAATATCCTCCAGCACCGCCTCCGCCACCATTACCTAAACCATCAAAACCACCTCCAGCGCCACCACCAACCACCAAATAATCAATGCTAGTGACCCCAGTAGGAGCAGTCCAACTAGATGTTGAATTAAATATTTGAATAACTCGATAGTAGGATTTTTTAGCCCCACTAAAAAAGAAATTAGGTGCGCCAAACATTATGCGAACGCCTGTGCGTAAGTGCCGTACCAAACGCTATTGATACAGACAAAACTTAAAATATCCAATCCTGTTGTAGCCGTAGTTGTAATTGTTGGTGCTGTTCCACCAGGCCACTTAACGCCTGTAAATGTAGCAGTCCTTGATCCTGTACCATCTTGGATTAGTTTAATAATAAACGATGTACCACTTGTCGCAGTTGGCATGGTAAACGTACAGTTACCAGTCAATGTGTAGCTAAGAACAGTTCCTGAAGATAACGACAAAGTAACCGCTGTGCTTGAGTTAGTAAGAGCTGGAGCAGTTTCTAAATATGCTGTGATTGTGGGATTGGTTAGAGTTTTGTTGGTAAAGGTTTCAGTACCCGCCAATGTAGCCAAAGTACCTGTTGTAGGCAATGTGACGTTGGTGCTCGCTGTTACTGTCAGCGTAGTAGTAAATGCGCCTGAAGTGGTAAATGAACCACCCAAAGTAATGGTGTTTGAACCATTGTTTACGCCAGTACCACCACCAGTTCCTGTTAATATTCCCCAAGAAAGTGCAGCACTCGAACCGCCTGAAAGCAATGCTTGACCAGATGTACCATATGAGCCATTGAATGCCACTGCACCGCTGGTATTGATCGTCATAGCGTCTGTTGCGCTACCATTGATGACCAAGTGAATTGAGTTTGATGTTGTGGTTCCTAGCGATAGATCGCCGCTTGTTGCTGTGACGTATGTTGCGTTTGCTGCATTTAGTGAACCTGTACCAGAGAAGGTCGATGAGTTGATACCAAAGTCGCCGTAGTATGTTGTGGCAGTACTGAGGTTGTTGGCAACAATGAAGTCGGCTGATGCGGCTGTGCCAGAGCTGGTGTTTTGGATAACTCCTTGTACATATGTATTGGCGCTAACTTGGGAAGATATAACAATGTTGGTATCTGAAAAACCCAGTGTGCCTGTGATGGCATTAATACCTTGAAAGTCTGTGCCGTTATAAGCAACAAGAGCGGCTGCACCGGGGGGAATAGTAACTCCTGTACCACCAGACTTCTTGATGGTGATTGCATACCCGCCTGTTGTGCCGTTGATGACGTAGTACGTCTTACTGATCGCAGGGGCAATGATGTTTCGGTTGGCTGTCCGAGCGCCCGTACAGTTAAGAATGTAGTACTGGGCTGTTGTTCCTACAATATTATTACCAGACGTAGAGCCCGTTGTTTGGGCAAGCGTAACATCTCCATCAGTGGTAATTGTGTTTGTGCCAGAGATGGCAATATCAATATAGTCGGTCGTGCCGTAATTGATGTCATAGCCCCAGTTACCTGATTCGGTTCCTGTGACTGGTTCTACAAGTTGTAGATTTGTTGAATATCCAACGGTCATTTAATGCTCCTAAACTGTCGTAATTTCTGTCCAACCGGGGGTTTCCGCATCCGCAATCTCTGACCATCCCGGTGTTTGAGGATCATTGATTGGCGTCCAACTGGGCGTCTGCGCTGTATTCATGGTTGTCCAAGAAGCCGACTCTGGATCGTTAATTACCTGCCAAGAGGCCGTTTCACTGTCGTCAATTAGATTCCAGAGTAGTGTACCAAAAACTGAGTCTGTTGCAAGTATTGTTTCAAGAATTTGGACAAAATATATACTTCCTGCAATAGTTTGCGTATCCGCTAAAGTCACCGTTTCCGTCACGCTGTTTGCTGCGGTTAGGGTATTTGTCAACGAATCCAGCAACGAAAGGGTCTCAAACACCGCTTGGAGGAAGGAAATTGCTCCCGCAACTGAGTCCAAGGCTACCGCAGTTTCAGACACAAATAGCTGGGAAGAACCCCCTACAACGTAGTTATC